CAGCCGCTCGAAGAGCACACGGTCACGCTAGCTCGCAGCAACATGACGCTGTCCTTCCCCTCCGACTTCATGTTGATCGCCGCCATGAATCCGTGCCCCTGCATTTCACAACTGCGCACAGCCTAAAGACGGAGCGCCGGGATTCACAGCTGTAAACGGCACGACCATCCAGGTTCCGGCACCAATGGTGGCGACATTTCGCTATTCGGCGCGTAAACGAGAAGCCCTCCGCGGTACTGCCGATGAAGGTCTCTCTTGCTGTGCTTGATTGCTCGGCTTTCGGGTCTTGCGGCAGCACAGCCATTGTGTGCGTAGAGATTCGGCTTTGGGCTAGCTGTTGTTCAGCAATATCCCGCCGTATGGATTCGTGTAGTCATCGCCGTATACGTGCTTGACCAAGGCCCGATGCTCCTCGGGTGCATCGATTATGAGCTGCTCCAGATAGTCCAGAAACTCTGTACCGACATTTGGGGAGAACACCTTGCAGCCGTATCGCGGTTTCCTGTTCTTCGGGATATCGTTCAGCAAAGCCCGCGCACCATTGTCCACGAACATGGCATCACAATATGGAAGTAGATCCGCAATTGTCCTGATATCGTTAGCCATGCCGCGATTTGGTGCGCTGGTTTGTCCATTCTGAGCCCGCATCGCAAGTGAGGCATATAGCAACCCAAATAAATGGCGGTGTGGCGAAGCGGTGGGCACGTCCGAACTGAGGAACTCGACGGCCTTGTTAACCGCCTCATTCTCGGGCAGTCCTCGTGTACGAAAGGCAGCGATCAAGGCCGTCAGTATCTTCGCGGCCGGCGGAGGATTCAGGTCACCCGGATCAAACGGATTCAACCCAAACTGCGCCTCGCGTAACGATGCGCGCCACTCCACGAGACGGAGCAATAGTTTCCCACCATACTCACCGCCTTCCCGGGCAAGGCGATCATCAAAGGAAAGCTTTTCTGATCTCCAATATTCAAAGGTGATCTGCATTTCCTGGTGCACCTGTTCTCTCGTGGCCCGGATCGCTCGAAGAATTTCATCTCCATAGTGCGACGTCACCGAAACGCGTATCGGGCTCTGCCAACTATGCAAGTCTCCGCTGGTTACCAGACTCGGATCAAGAGTACACTCGGTGGTGTCGCCATCGAGCCACCGTTTTGCCATTTCAACAAGCTGGATTCGGCGGATCGTTCGGGACTCCTGAAAGGAGACGCCGTATGAAAAATGTTCATATATGCGTTTCAGATGGGGGTAAAAGGGAGCGACCAGAGACTCCGTGCGGTGCTCGTCCGAATCGGGGCAGATTACTATTTGCATCTTCGATGCAACTTCCAGCGTTTCGAAGAGTTTTACCCAAAACGGATCAGCGGTCACTCGCGCGTGCCCCCTGCTGCGCGGGTCCAGCGCTTTCACCAGGTTGCTGATGGCGAATTGATCAAGGTAGATGACCTTCTTTCGCAAAGCGGGCAACGCGAATCTCACCGAATGGAAGCAGGCCGCGCATCTTCGAAAATAAGCGTCACCGCTGATCATTAGGACACCGAAGCACGGTTCTTCGCACTCCGGGCATGTTTGGAACGGGCCAGCAATCAAATCCCGGGGGTTAAATTCGAACTCTTCCACTCACCTTTACGTTAGTGCTACCAAGGGCGCGCCTGCAAACGCGCTCCTGAACATGCCAGACAACACTTCCCAGTGCCTCGCTATTGCTGGCAGTGCCCGTTATCGATAACGGTCAGTTGGGAGCTTGGGCTCTATGCCGTCCGCGCTGCGGTTAACCACGATCGTCCGGCTTCGATGAGAAAATCCAACACTCGCGTCTTCAATCCGCCAGTTGGCTCCCTCTCTCCACGTTCCCAACGCGCCAACGTGCAGGCGTCCACACCGATCCGTTCTGCGGCTTTCTCTTGCGTGATGCCAATGCAAATTCGGGCGTGAATGAGCCGCTCGGCCCAGCCTTTTGGCGGAGGTAAGGGTTTGTAACCGAGAAACCGGATGATGGCCGGCATGTACACGAGGTCAGGCTTGGACCGGTTGTTCTCCCAGTTGTATATCGTTGTCTTGTCTACGCCCAGCTGTTCTGCGACTTCGCGCTGCAGCAACTTCAGCATGAGCCGGCGACGACGCAAATGGTCTCCGATCGTTTCCAACTTCTCAGGTAGTCGGCTTCGGTTGCTCAGCCGGTGCGCCCTCGGCAATACCAACGCTGCCGGTTCCTGCGGCTGGCTGAAGCGGTAGGTGATCGTGATTTCGCTCTGCTGAACACCAAAGCGCTCCACGGTGTCGGCCTGTACTCGTTCCACGAGGATTTCCACGATGCGGCGCTTCAGCTCGGGGGAAATCTCGCCGGCCAGCTTGGCCCGCAGAGTCGTCAGCAGCGACTCGGCGGACCGGAGTTGCGCAGCGCGGTCCTCGGCCGACAGAGCACGTTCGGCATCATCGATTCCCGATTGCAAGGCGGACGCCTCCCGGTTGATCAGCTCCAAGTGCTGGTCGAGCGTGGGTTCATCGATGCGTCCGCGGCGGAACAGGACCAACATTCGGTCGCGCTCCGCAGTCTTATGCTCCAATCGCTCCTTGAGCGATTTCAGCTCCTTTTCCTGGCGCTTGCGGTCTTCGTCCTTCAGGGATAGCCGATCCCGCAGTCGCTCCAAGACGTCGCCTGGGTTGCGCAGGAACGCTTCGATGTCGGCCCACACTACGCGCTCAACGTAGTCGCCGTTGAGAGCTTTCGCAGGGCATTTCCTACCGTCGAGACCATAGAGCCCACGTGCCATCTGCCGTCCGTTGCAGCGGTAGTAGTGATCGCCTTGCCGGCGCAGTGTGATCCCGCAGAACGTTAGCCCGCAGAGCCCGCACTTGATTAGGCCACGGAGCAGATAGGAATGCTGGCGGTTGCGGGGGCACATGATTCGATTCGACCGAAGGACCTGCTGGGCGGCCTGCCAGATCTTCTCGGTCACGATCGCCGGAACGGTTCGGATGATCATCTTACGGTTGCGATTCTTGCTTCGCTTGCCGTAGATGTGCTCGCCCATGTACGTGCGGTGAGCTATCAGATTGCGGACATGCGAAGGGCGCCAGACCTTGGCCACGCGTCGATTTCGCTTTCCCGTGCGTTCAGTCGATACCCGGTTTGTCGATCCACACGGAACACCGAGCCGATGAAGGTGGTCGGCGATGCGCTGGCACGATTTCTTTTCCTTGCCCGACATTCGATAAATCATGCGGACGACATCGGCTTCGCTCAGCTTCAAACCAGGAATCGGCTCTTCGCTAACAACGAGATGGCTCTGACCCTTCATTCCTTCTTTGCGATAGCCGTACGGAACAATCCCGCCGAGCCAGACGCCGGCTTCCGCTTTCCTGTCGGTCCCTGCCATCGAGCGTTCCCGGATGACCTCGCGCTCATGCGCGGCGAAGCCCGAGAGCATGGTGATCATCAGACGTCCGATTGGCGTCTGGCTGTCGAATTCCTCGGTCATGCTGCGAACGCGCACGCCACATTTTTCAAGTTCCGCGACGGCTTCCAGCGTCAGGCGCGTTTCCCGGCCTAGGCGATCAAGTTTGAAGACCAGTAGCTGGTCGAACTTCTTTAGGCGGGCATCGCGGAGTAGCTTCGCGCCTTCGGGGCGGCGGTCCAAGGGAACGGTGCCTCTCACGCCGTCGTCGGCGTAAACGGCGTGAATCGGCAAGTCATGCAGATCGCAGTACCGGCTGGCGAAGTCACGCTGGGTAGCGATGGATTGCCGCTCCCGTTGCTCTTCGGTACTGACTCTCAGGTATATGCCGACCGCCATGCAGACACATTCCTCACTCGGGTGCCGAGGGAAAGCAAGTCGGCCCCTGCCCCGCCGGCGAAGGCGATTGTGAATCACCCACCAGCAGCGCCTGGAGCACGTCTACGAGAGCGTCCAAGGCGGCGGCTTGAGGGTGATAGTGTCTGTCGATGCTTAGGGCTGGTGCCGCTGACACCGTGCGCTCATTTGCCTCATCGACGACAAGGTTCACACCACAAGCCATGCCAATCACCGGAGGTAAATGTGAGCCGGATGCTTTCACCGACCTGTAGGCCCTCCAGAGTCGGTTGGCTGAAATTCCGGACGCTTCGTCGCGCGCGGGCGTTTGTTAATGAGAATCACCGCGTGATCGCTCGCGATAACCTCTACTTCCTCCGAGCCAACCACGGCTGAGGCCAATACGCGCGCCAGCCTCAATTCCGCCTCGCGGTCCGCAAAACTCACGACACGCTCACTCTTCTGACCGACAATTCGCACACGACCATTCGCATCAATTTGGATCATCGTTTCTCCTTTTGCTTGAGTTGGTTGGGTAAATTGGCGTTATCATCGGGCCGGTCCCTCCATGCGGCGCTCCAGGAACAGCCTGAAGGGCAGACCGTGCCTGATCTGGAGGCATGCAATCCGGCCATTCCCCAGGCGCTCAAGATGGTCGAACAGCTCGACGATTGGTGCGCGCAATGGAACGTTGTCTCGTACCAGTTCGGGCTCCGGGTCCTTCTCTGACCCGAATTTGATCTCCTCCGTCACATGCGGTGCATGGTCAAATACCGGTTCGCCAGCGCGGACTTCGAGATTCTCTATCCGGCAGAAATAGTAGCGCTCAATCAAGTCCAGTAGTTGTCGGCGCGCGAGCGACAGATTGCTCCTTTCTGTGAAAACGGTTCGAACGCAATCGCGCTTCACCGTTCGCCTCCTTCGGTGGTGCGCATGAGCCGGTCATCGTCCTGTTTCTTCGTCCGCTCCTCGAACCGCGTGTACTGCTCGAAGAACAGCATGTCCAAATACCGCCGGCTGCGTCCGTTCCGCTGCTTCGCGACAATCATGCTCACCTCGAGCGGTGCATCAGGCGCGGCTTTGGTCTTCGGGTGCAGAAAGATCACCTTGTCGCTGTCCTGCTCGATGCTTCCCGATTCGCGCAAGTCATGCAGTTGGGGCTCGCGTTTCTCGGCTGCCGGCCCGCGGTTGAACTGTGCGAGCACGATCACCGGCACACCGAACTCGCGGGCGGCCAGCTTCATACCGCGAGAGATCTCGGTCACCTCCTGCGTGCGGTTTTCCTTCTTGCCGAGGATCTGCATCAGCTGCAAGTAGTCGATGATTAGCAGACCGATGGCATGTTTCTGCATGTGCTTTCTGAGTGCGGCGTGCATCGCGGGCAAGGTGCAGTTCGTCGAATCGTCGATGAACACGGGAAGCTCGTTCAGCTCGGCCATCGCACGCTGAAACTCATATCGCTCCACCTGCGAAAGCGTGCCGCGTTCAAGTTTCTTCGAGTCGATGCCTGCCCGGCTGCAAGCGGCTCGATCGAGGATTTCCTTAGCCGACATCTCGAGGGAGAATATGGCCACACCGACGCCTTGAGCGGCCGTGTGTTGTGCGATCTGAAGCGCGGCCGCGCTCTTTCCAGATCCGGTGAGGCCCGCAATCGTGATCATCTGGCCCGGGAGAAAGCCGCCGATGATCCGATTCAGCGATGGCCAGGGCGTCTGTATCCCAGCCTCGGTCGTTTTCGCGTACGCGTTAAGGCCACCGTGGGCCTCGAGAATTTCTCCAAAGCTACGCAGCGTCGCTTTCGGCGCCGTCTCGCCCTCGATGCGGCGGATCATCTCGCTCGCGATGGCCAGCACGTCGCCGGGAAGGTCGCCGCCCAAAAGGCAGCGCTCAATCAGCTTTTGCGAACCAAAGATCAGCTGGCGCAAAATGGATTTGTCCTTCACCACCTTGCAGCAATGTTCCAGATTCGGAATGCGCGGTAAGTCTTCCTTCAGGGTCAACACGTAGCTCGGCCCGTCGCAGGATTCGAGCTGGCCGCGGCGCAGCAATTCATTGGCGACGGAGAAGGTGTCTATGCCCGTGCCCGCGGAATACAAGTCGCCGATGCAGGTGAAGATCCGGCGATGCTTCTCAAGAATGAAATCACCGGCCTGGAGAATACCCGCCACGAGCTGGTACTCGGCGCCAATGAGCAGAGATCCCAGTATGAGCTGCTCGCCGTCGATCGATGCTGGTAGTCCGTTTTCGAGTGCAAGATCGCGGCTCATTCGTCGGCCTCCGCGGGGATGTACAGCGAACTGTCCGGAGCCGCGCCGTTTATCGACGCCTGGATCTCAGCCAAATCATCCTCGTAACGGCGGTCATTTAGCCACGTCGCCGGATATGGGCAGTACTTCAGATCCGCGTTGAGTTGTGGCAATTGCGCTCGAACCCCGGTGACGATGTGGGAGGCTATTTCCGGCGAGCTCGCGTGCTTGAGCCAAGCTCTCTCCGCAGCTGCCTTTGCAACCTTCCGCGGCCACACCGGCCAAAACTTCTCCTTGAACGCGTGACTCTTTTCCTTCGGTCCCCACGCTGGTTGCTTCTCTGGGAACGGTTTCGCTGCCGACATCGAATGTCCCTTCGACGGTTCGGTTGGTACGCCGTTTTCAGCGAACAGAGAGCTCGCTCGCTCATCGCCAGATGAGCATGTTTTTAAATTCCCAACCCCTACCCCTACCCCAACCCCATGCAGAAAACTTCCGGAAACTTTCCCGAAAGATTTCGGGAATCCACTGCGGTGTTCACGATAGCTCTGCTTCCATTGCGTGAAGTCTGGTTCCGGTGGAAACGGACTACGTCGATCAGCCGCAGTCTTGTAGCGAGGCAGTAACTCGCTCCTGGTGTCCCACTGCCCCCACAGCTGTCCGGTGACCTCGTAAACGAAGAGTAGCGAGTTGTGGACGTATTCCTCGATGTATGCTTGAAGCTCGGTTTCCGTTGGGATGGGATTGAACGTCGGATAGGCTTTTCCCACGATGCGGGCATAGTTGATTTCCAGACGGCCAAATCCGTCAGATGCCAAAAATAGACGCGGGAAATGCAGCTGCGCAGCATTCGAGCAGCGTCGAAGGCGATCGCCGTTGAACAATCCAGATGGGTCAATGATTGCCAAGAATCCCAATAGCCTCCGGAGCTCGTGTGGGCGTTTCGTTTTAGGCCTTGGCCTCAACGCTCGAGGTGGCCGACGCGGATTCGCCGAGGTTAACCTCAGCAGCCAGACTCTGAAGACGCATGGCCTCCGCTCGTAGCGCCACGTGGATACGGGATTCATCGTCCGCACTGAGCTTGCCGTCGCCGAGTTCAAAGAGGCAAATTTTCAAACGGCTGACGCCGGAGAGCCGCGCCAGCTTGCTTTGTGAGAGTCCGAGCGCCGCTCGGTAGGATCGCAGGTTAGTCATCTACAGCTGTAGACGAACGTGAGAACGGCGCGGGTATTCGCCTAAAATCCCAACCTGGTTTAGTTTGAAATTTCGTTCGCCTTTTTGGGCCGAGGGATTTGGGCTAGTGGTACCCGGCGCTCGACCGCACGTCGGCATTGATTCACCAGCCGATTCTTTTCTTTGGAATCGGCATCAGAGAATTCTTGGCCATAGACGGCACGCGCCAGTTGCTGGCGACTTAGGTAGGGGCGCCCGAGCGTCTCCCAGGTTTTGACGATGGAATCGGTGGAAGACTTTTTCGGCGCGCCTGCTGTGCCCTTCCACGGAGCAAGTACGCCTACCGGCGGGGGGACGCCTAGAGAGGCCAGCAGGAGGTGCAATATGCGCTTGTATCCCTCTGAATCGTGTTCCTCAGCGGCGTTACGTAAGAGATGAATCGGCCACCAGTGTTCAACTTCGTCCCAGAATGTGTGAGACGTGACTAAATTGAGTAATTCGCCTGATCCCGCTCCGTTCTCCATGGCCGGGAGTAGAGCGCCCAGACTGACTCCGCCTTCGCGAGAGAGCCTCTCGAGTCCCCAAAAGTTCTTGATGGGCGAAGCGTACTGACCCATGAACTCTTCAAATGGAACCTTTGCAGGATTCTTCTTGGCCACTATCCGCCTCGCACCCGCCAGATTTTGAACGGCCCGCCGGCGCGGGTTACCATGTCCTCGGTTAGTTAGGCCGAGTGAGGCGGGCCGTGGATTTCCCCGAGACTATTATCAGGCGCTGCAACATCTTCTGCGACAAATGTTTTTGAACCTCTCCGCTGCACGACTGCTGATGACGTCGTGTGAATGCAGGTGTGACCTGCCGGCCGCACGTGCTGCTTAACGGAAGCTTTGGACGCAGAACGGATCATCCCACGACCAATATCTTCTTCAACAATTCGCGACGAAGCCGTGCCAAAGCAGCGTGCGTGGCACGGGCTTCAATGAGCAGATAAACAGTCAACACATAACAAAGCACGTGGGCCGTGCGGTGCCATGGAGCTGGGCAATGAGATTGTGGTAGCCAACGAGCGCGAACACGAGACCAATGGCTGTTCCGAGCTCGAACTTTAATCGGACGACAAGCGTTCTCAGATATCTTCTACCGCCCGGCTCAGTCTTGAAAGCGAGTCTCAAGTATGCGTTCCATTCATCGTTGTGGGAGCCCTTTGTCCGCCAATTTGCAATCCAGTCCAGAAACGTTTCGAGTCTGGCTCCGATGTCTTCGATAATCAGTCCTGCCACGAGGACCACAAGCAGGAGCACGAAGGCAGATTCAGCGTGGTTCTTGCTTACAAGGTCATTGAATTCGTGGAACTGTTGCAGTAGACCAATAAAAAACGTGCTGACAGCGATGCTTCCAGGAACGACGAGGGTGACAAGCGGACGAAAGACTTCGGACCCAAAGGCTGAGAACAGTTCCTTCATGTTTGGAGCTACTACACGTAGAATAGCGGAAATGTTTCGGGCGACGCCAGAGCCGACGCTCGGTTGGACGTTGAACTACCGGAACCAATCCATCGCACCCCCGCCGCCCGCTGGGGGCTTGTACGGCCTCGGCTGGGGTTTGATGTCGAGTCGCTGCCGTCCGGTCATCCACAGATAACGCAGGCAATCCATGAGATGGTCGTCCGCTTTGACGATGTGGCCTTTCTCGTTGCGATGATACTTGCGAAATTCCCGCAGGAAGTTCCCTAGATGCCTCTGCATTTTGATACGACCGCCAAGCAGAGCCTGCCAAACCTCGGTGATGCCGGCTTCGACAGTATTCTCCGCCGGCGCCAGATCCAGGCCCAGTTCGACGTACATCTGCATCAACCTTCGGCCGTCAATCTGCGAGCTCCCCAGACAGGCCGGATCGATGACTCCCTTGATCCAGCTTCCGCGCGCCTTGATCGCCTGCGCGTGGCTGGCCGGCTCTCCTTGCCCTTGATAGTGTTCGTCGTAAACGACCAATTGTCCGTTTCCTGGGTTCTCCGCCGCCCAGAGCACTGCGGTCCTTTTCCAGCCCACGTCCATTGCGAATACTCGACGCCAGCTGTCCGGGATCTCCGTCGTTTCGCAGGTGATGTCCTCCTCCGAGATCGGGTAAATAGCGCCCGAGCCCAGACTCGGTTCGCCGTCCGTTCGGGCACGGATCTGATAGGCTGGCGTGTTCGCGATGAGCTTCTGCTTTTCCTCTTCGTCCAAGTGCGGCACATCTTTCCATCCCGCTTGCACCACGAATTTCGAAAGCCGCGACTCATCGTTACTGGGCTCCAGGAAGCTCATTACCACTTCCGACATTCCGAGTAGGGGCGTGAACGTCGTGTATAGGAGACCCTTGGTGGTCAGCAGGCGATACAGAATCTCGGTGTAGACATCCATGGGCGGCTCCTCATCGCACCAAACGAAGTCCTTGGCCTCACCCTCAAACGACCGCCGACCTTGTTCGTATGTCTTGAATCCGAGCTTGGAGTTCTTACCGGAGGTGTGCCGCACCCAGACGGTCTCAATCGATCCGGTGATGCCGCGGCCGGCGACCGTATACACAACCGCATCGGAGGGAATCATCCCCTGGCCGGTGGACTTGCCCAGCAGGATTCCTTGCACGACGTCGCGGGTGGTTTGGCTGTTGGTGCCGCAGGCCCAGCCGTCCGTGGCGCGAGCGAAGCGCTTGCCCTGCCACCAATCTGGATACCGGCCCGTCAGATGACACACGCTTTCGAAGGCGCCCGACACGGTCTTGCCCACTCGATTCGCAGCCATGAACAGGCGCTCCTTGAATTTAGTGCCAGCGGCGAAGAACTCCAAGTGCTTGGGGTATAGCTCACGCCGCAACGGCCCCGTATCTGGAAACAAGGTGAGGAATGCCGACTGCCGGCGTCTTCGTTCAGCTTCGATCACCTGTGGACTAAGCAGGCGCAGCATCCGCTCATTCTTCGACAACGATGGGTTCATGTTTCACCCGGGCTTTGCGTCTTGCTGAATAGAGCCTGCAGTTGCTCGAACTCTTCGTTCGAGAGTTTGGAAAGGTCCGGATGCGTATCGATCGAGATCGGACTGCCGTCCGGACCACTGTGTTCATTCCTCAGCACATCCCTATAGCCGAGCAGATTCTTGGCTAGAAAGATCGTGGCCGCGATATTGCCGCCTGCTGCCAGGCGAAACAGACTCCGGCGGACGGACACCCGGCCCTTAGCTTTGGCGCGCTCCGCTGCTTCGCCGAATGCTTTCGTTCGGCGCCGGCGCGCGATCGTACGGGCACTGACGCCGAAGAACGCAGCGACTTCTTCATCTGTGCACTGCATCCCATACAGTTTTTCGAGTTCGGCGACGTCGATCTTTACTCGCGGTCGGCCCATGATTCAGCTTCCTTTTCCACCAACCGCAGCTCGGCGCTCCAATCGAAGAGCGCCAGGCATAATCCCTGAAGGTCGGGATGGCCAGCCCGGATCTGTGCCTCGATTTCCGCGATCTCGCGGCGGCACCGTTCGATTCATGCTGCGACTCCCACCCTCTCCGCCTTGATCTCGTTGAACTTCCGGCCGTCGCCTTCCAGCGTTGCACGCTGGCCGGTGAAATCCTGCCACCTCCGGACGGCGACGTCAACGTACCGCGGATCGATGTCGATGCCGTAACAGACTCGCTCGGTCAGCTCGGCCGCCATCA